ATGAGCCCCGCCGCCTGCGCGGCGAGGTTACCGACAGCCACGAGGCCGACCAGGCCGCGCGTGATGGCCAGCGCCGTCTCCTCGTTCTTCTCGATCTTCATCCGGTCTCCTTCCATGAGAAAAGGGCCCTCCCGGGCCCGTCCTGCTATCTCTCGATGAGGTGGTCGTGGATCGCGTCTCGCACCTCGGCGAGCTTGTCGACGTGGTTGCCGTCGAGCTCGTGGGTTATGAGCTGCATGAGCGCGCGGAGCGTGAGCTTAGAGCTGGACTCGATGTCGTCGAGGCGCTCCTTGTCGCGTGCCAGGCACGCGTCGACGTGCTCGACGTGCTTGTCATAGCGGCCGTGCGCCGCCTCGAGTCGGCCGATCCGCGCGACGAGCTCGTCATGGGGGCGGCTCGCCCGGCGGCGGATCGACGCGAGGGCCTTGGCCGCGTAGGTCGCGGCGGCGCCGAGCGCCGCGAAGACGCCGCACACCAGCAGCACGTAGTCGCCGCCCTGGACGAGCCACTGGCCCAAGGTCATAGGCATAGGCATCACCTCCTCTCAAACTGTCCTCTGATGGTTTTCCGAAACGAGAGGAGCCCACCCATGACCGTCACCGCCGATATCGCCATGGCCATGAGCGTCGGAAAGATCGCGACCGACCACTACCTGCCGGAGAAGCGCCGCCGCAAGCGCGCCCACACCGTGGACGGCTACGAGTCGTCCATCCGGCTCCACGTGCTGCCGCGCTGGGCCGGCATGGCCATCGCCGAGATAACCCGCGCCGCCGTGCAGGACTGGGTGGACGAGCTGGCACCCGTCGCAGGCCCAGGCGGTGCCGAGAAGGCCTACAAGTGCCTGCGCCAGGTCATCCGCTGGGCGATAGACAAATGGGGCCTCTACGTGGCCGACCCCACGCGGGGCATAGAGCTGCCGCGCAAGCCCGCCTACAAGCCCGAGACGCTCACGCAGCGGCGCCTCAAGCGCCTCATCCGCGGCATGGTGGGCTGCGAGTGCGAGGCGACGTTCGTCCTCGAGGCAGCACTCGGCACGCGCCCGGGCGAGGCCTACGCCGTGCGCTGGGAGCGCATCAACTGGCGGACGGGGCACGTGCCCATTGACCGCACGCTCCAAGAGACCTCCGAGGGATTGACCGAGTACCCCACCAAGACGGCCAAGGGCGAGCGCGACTGCTACCTGCCGCCCTGGGCGCTCGACAGGCTCCACCAGCTCTGGGTGGCCAAGGGGCGCCCCAGGGGGCGCGTGATGGGCGGCCTCACGCCCTCGATGGCCGCCTACCGCGTCCAGGCGTGGATCAGGCGCCACCGGCTTCCGAAGATCACGATGAAGAACCTGAGGCACACGTGGGGCTCCATCGCCGCGCAGGCCGGCGTGCCGATGGAGACGGTGGCCTCGATGATGGGCCACTCTACGATACAGACCACCTACCGGTACTACTTCGCCCTCACCCAGGCGAGCGCCAAGCGAGCCCAGAGGCGGGTGGCGCGGCGCGTCATGGGCAAGACCTGCGATGACATGTACAGGGGCATCCAGCTAGCGCCGGAGGAGGCCATGCCGTTGGCGGCCTAGTGATTCCGTATCCCAGGGCACATCAGGCATTTGGAAGTACCGCAAGCTAAGCGATGGATCATCCGAGTGCATCGGCGAGCAGGCCTTCACCGTCAGCGTCGGGCAGCTCTATACGAGCGGGCTGTACTTCGGGAACATAACATCACCCAACTTCCCGAGCGGCGTGTTCAACGCGCGCCCTATGGTCGGAGTGTCCGTGGAGACGGCCGACAGCACGTGCTGGCTTGCGGCGCTCACATCGTCGGCTGCGACAACCGGCAAGCCGCAAGACCTCCGCGTCATCAGCGCAAGCCAGGCAACGGTAAAGCTCACCGTGCGCTACCACGCCGTTGGCAGGTGGAAGTAGAACCTACCCTCCGATGGGGAACATGATGACGCCGACCCTCGAATCAGTTGAGCCAGCAGACCCGGTGTTTCCGGCCTGGATGCCGCCGGTAGTAGTTATGATGATAGACCCAGTCCATGATGCTCCGTTGGCCGTGAGGAGCGGCGCCTGGACGTTTGCCGCCGGTCGCAGGCCAGCTGGCAGCGTGTAGGGACAGTTAACGAAGTCCCATGATCCGCCACCAATCTTGACGTTAACGGAAACCCAGATGTAGCCCCCTGCCTGCTGCACACTCCAGCCGCCGGAGTTGTAGAGCGTTTTCCGGGATACGGAATGTCAAAGCCTAGCTTGTTGAACCTATGACGGTGATGCCGAAGTAGTACGTTTTTCCGTCGAGAAAAGCGTAGTTGTCGCGCATGAGTCGAACGATGAAGCTCGTCTGAACCTGATTGGTGATGTAGATCATGCCGCTGAGCCTGGCCTCGGCCGTGCTTTGGTCATTGGGCTCCACTATCACCGGAGTTGCAACGTAGCTCACGAGCTTGACCGGCAGCGAAATGGTCTTGCCCACCGAGTCGGCGTTTGCAGACGTGGGGGTCATGTTTCCCGCGTACCAGCCGACAAACACGCTGCCTATGAGCATATAGCGCCACCCGGATGAAGTTTTCTGGGATACGGAATCCCAGCCGGCCTTCGCTGCGGCTGCCACGTCGTACGCCGTCTTGACGGCCTTGGGGCTCGCGGCGACGCCCGCTGAGGCCGCCGACGTGGAGTTGACCGCGTCGGAGAGCTTCACGTGCCCGTAGTTGGCGCTCGTGCCGATGCCGTAGCCGGTGCCCGTGGATGCATGAGCCGTCGGGGGCACCCCAAGGTTCGTTCTGGCGGCAGCAGCCGCGTTGGCGCCGGTTCCGCCGTTGGCGACAGCCACGACGCCCGTCACGTTCGCAGCCTTCCCGTCGGTGCGGCCCGTGCCGCCGTTGGCGGCCGGGAGCGCCCCGAGTGTATTGCCGAGCCCCATTGCGCTGCGCGCCGCCTGGATCGACTCCTGCCCGGTTCCGCCGCGCGCGGGATCCAGCACACCGGTAGCAGCGTTCCCCATGTCCATCTCGTGCAGCGACCCGTCGTGGTATCCGAACAGGCGTACCGGGTCTCCGGCGTTGATGCCGTCCGTTACGACACGGTAGAGCGGCATGTCAGACGTCGTCGCGTCATCAAGCATGGACTCGCCATGCCACTCCGGGTCTGGCGGCGTCCCGCTGTCGACCGGCTCGCCTGATATGACCACGGGGTCGGCGCTTTCAACGCCGTTCTCGTCGACCGTAACGCGGATCACCGCGATGTGGGCCCTAAGCTTCCCCTGGGTGCCAGACGGTATCGTGTAGCGTGTCGCACCCTCCATGAGGATGTGGCGCCCGTTGTGCATCACCGATCCGTCGTTGACGATGAGGGTGTTGGCGTCGGCCATCGTCGCCGACAACCTCGATCCGACGTCCATGACGTACGACCCGGTGCCGACTATGTTGCTGTACAGGATGCCGTCGGACGCGCTCGTCACGGGCATCCCGGTGTTCCCTGTCTGAAGTTTTACGGCCATTACTCGCACCCCATCCACTTCGCGAATTCGGCGTCCTGCTGCCGCGTGAACTCCTTGTACTTCTCATAGCACCCAGAGCACAGCAGGAACGGCCTCACGTTGCAGTCGGCGGTCGCCCTCTCGCTGTCGTGCCAGTCCGCCTGGTTTGGCGCGTCTTCAGTCAGGTACTCCTTCTCGCCGCACCTGTCGCACTCGCAGCACTGCATGCCCCTGTATCTCATGCGGATCCTCCGATCACTTGCCATCATCCGGGTAGTCCGGAATCCCGAACCTGTAGTCAACCTTTGCGACACCGCCTGACGCCTTGAGCACCACGCCAACCACCTGGGCTGCGGCAGACACGTTGCACGACGCGCTCGACAGCACCACGCTGTCGCCCACGTCGAGGTCGGCGCCTGGCGGCAACGTTATGTCCGCCTCGCTCGCCTCCTGGTACTCGATGAGCTTGAGGCGCGTCTTCGCCGGAAGCGTGTCGGCCTCCTCAGACGTGAGCTCGTAGGCGAGCGCCACCTCGTCCACCCCTTTGAGCGTCTGCGTCTGCGACACCGCCCCCGACGCGTCCGCGTACCAGTGGCTCACCGCCCGGTCGGCGCCCTCTCCCTTCCCAAGCCCTACGAGGTGGTTCACGGGCCGCATGGCCGACTCGAGCGAGAAGTACACACGCTCGCTCTCGACTTGGCCGTACAACCCAGACGGGACGGCCGACACGACCCAGCCGTCGTCCGAGTGGCAGAACCGCAGCCTCGCCCCGGCCGACGCCATCGCCATGCGCAGACCGGTGTAGGCGTCCACGTAACGGTGGAACCGGTACCCTGAGACCTCGATCCCCGACGGGGTCGTCGGAACGGAGAGGTATCCAGACAGCCCAACGCGCGCCACGACGCCAGCTATGACGACGTTGGCATCACCAGAGAGGACGAGGTGGTCTGCCCCGTCGGGAGGGAGCACGACCTTTCCCGCCAGCACTCCCTGGACTGAGCGCCCCTTGTACCTCCTGGAGTCCCCTGACTCCAGGTGGCTGACGCACAGCGTGTCCACGACCCCCCCGAACGGCGTCCCGTCACATGCGACCCGCCATCCTGGCGCGAGAGGAGTCCCGCCGACGTCAAGCGAGAAGTCGCACGCCCCGTCGCCGTACTGGAGGTCTAGCGTGTAGTCCGACGTCGATCGCACAGGCGACCCCTCCGCGTCACATATCACCAGCTGCATAGGGCGGCGCCCCCCTCTCGTGCCACACGATCAGGTCGAACCCGAAAGAGTCGTTCCACCTGACCTCTGGCTTTCCGCGGGGGATCCGCTGGAAGGCGTACGTGCCGCATCCCTCGCCCGTGCCGCGCACCGCGCAGCCGAACGCGTCGGCGCGCAGGCCGTCGGCGGTGACGAGCGTCACCGACGGATCGGGCCGCGCGTCCACCAGGAGGTACCCGCCCTCGGGCACGGTAACGTTGAACTGGTGGACGTTCCCCCCGATGGACACCTGCGGGCTCACCGCGTATCCGTAGATCACCATAGTCCATGGCGATTCTGTCGGGTCTTCAAGCGCGTCGACATAGCGCACGCCGAACGCGGACGCGTACCTGTACGGGTACGCGTACGGGTACCTCTTCGTCCCGTTCGCGTCGCCTGACTGCGGGAACATGTGGTACTCCTCCGGCCGGCGCCACACGCCGTCCAAGAGGACGACGCCGAGGTCGAGCCTGGCTGACCCTCGGCGCGATGACGTCGGCGAGCATGACACGACGTATGCCCGCTGCTCCCACTCCCCGGCCCTCAGCACGCCGGGCTGCCCGGCGGCGACATCTGCCTCGAAGGCCGCGAGGGCCCGGTCGAGGGACGCCCCGTCAAGCGATCCGACGGACAGCTGCTCCTCGCGGGCCTGGCGCGACTGGAACCTGATCGACGACGTGCCGAGCTCGTAGGCCCACTTCGAACCGCGCACTCCAAGCGCCTGCCCAGACCATACCGCCGGGCCGTCGAGCCCTATGGCCTCGCCAGATGCCGCGATGTAGGTGAGCCTATACACTTACCGCCCTCCTCACCCTTCTCTCGAAGTCCCGCTCGCTCTCGACCCTCACGGGCGAGTTGTCTCGGATGATCGCCCCGAGCGCCCGGTGCAGGGCCTCCACCTCGGACAGTAGGTCGTCCACGGTGGCCCCGGGCGCAGGCGCGTACCGCGCCGGCGAAGGCGCGTACGGCGCGGCCTCAAGCCGCGGCGCACGCAGGTCGGCGGCCGCGGAGAGCGACGGCGCGAATGACGCCGCGACCTCCTCGGCGCCTGCTATTGCCTCGCGCATCGCGCCGGTCACAAGACCCTCGCTGCCCGAAAGGCCGAGGGCCATGCCCTCGCCGACGTACCCGAACATCCTCCGCATGACCTTCGAGGGCGAAGCGATGCCGAAGAACGACTTGACGGCGCCGAGGGCGTTGGAGCACACGTTCTTGATAGCGTCCCACACCGCCCCGGCGGCTCCCTTGATGCCAGACACCATGCCGCGAACCATGTCGCCGGCCGCGCGCGCCATGTTCCCAGCGAACGATGACACGGCGCCCGGCAGGTTTGACAGCAGGCTGCCAATTGCGCCGAGCAGCGACCCGAGGATCCCCGGCACCGCCTCGACGATCGCTCCGAAGAGCCGTCCGGCCGCGGCGCCCAGGGTGGGCATCCAGCCCGTCACGGTCGAGACCGTGCGGTTGATGAGCTCCGGGAGCCTCGCGATGAGCTGCGGAAGCATCCTCACGAAGGCGGTCACGAGCGACGTGAACAGCGTGAGGCCAGCCGTGAGCAGGAGCGGCAGGTTGTCTATGAGCGTCGAGCACACCTGGTCGACCAGCTCGGGGAGCATGGCGACGAGGACGGGGACGGTCTGGTCGAGCGACTGCAGGATGGCGGTGAACAGCTGCAGCCCCGCCTGGAGCAGCAGGGGGATCATGGACACGAGGACTGGCGCGAGCCCCGACACCATCGCCGTGATGCCCTCGATGAGGGACGGGAGCACGACAGGGAACACCTCGGCGAGCGACCCGACCGCCACCGTGAACGCCTCGACCAGCGCGGGCGCCGCGGCGGCCAGCTCGGCCGCCATGCCTGGCAGGATCCCCGCGAGCTGCTGCGCCATGGCCGGTAGGTTCTCCGCAACCGCGCTCACGTTCGCAAGCAGGCCGTCGCAAGCCGCCTGGACGTCCACCCCGGCTACGACCGCCGCGACGCCTGCGGCCATGAGCCCGCCCGACACCGCGGCGAGCCCGCCGACCGCAGTGACGGCGAACCCCCCGACCGACCCGAGCGCGGACTTGACGCGGCCGAGGGCAGAAGACAGCCGTGACCCCTCGCCCTCGGCGTGCGCCGCGATGCCGAACCGCGAGCGGAAGGCGTCCGCCGCGTTCCCGGCGGACTCCCCGACGGATGAGGCCAGCCCGCCCAGGGCGCCGCCGACCTTTCCGGGGATCCCCCCGAGCGACGATCCGACCGCGTCCGCCACGCCGCCGAGCTTGCCCGCCACCGCCTCCTTGACACCGGAGAACGACTCGACGAGGTCACGCCTGCAGCCCGAGAGGTGGAGCGCCAGCTCGCCTTGTAGCCCGCCGACCCTCTCGAGCACGCCCTGCGGCACGAGGCCGTGCAGCATAGACCTGCCGAACGCCTCAACTGCGGCCTTCGACGGGCCGCCGAGGTTGCGCGCGAGCGAGGCGACCCCCGACGTGACGGACGACACGGCCGTTCCCGCCCGCGATAAACCGCCTAGCGCCCTCTGCGCCGCGTCTACGCCGCCGGCTGCCAGGCGTAGCCCAGGGCCGAGCGCGGCCATCATCCCGAGCGTCGACGCGACCGCCTCTATCTTCCCGGCCGCGCCTTCCCCGAACGCGGCGTCCAGCCCGGCGCCCAACGCTCCGTACAGGGCGACCTGCTCGCCGATGGCGACTCCGTTCTCGTCGTAGACGGCCCTTTGGGCGCTGAGCGACGACGCGAACGCCTCGAGGCCGGCGACGACGCGTCCCGACGCGGCATCTGAGAGCTCGGCCATCCTCTCGACGACCGGGTCGAGCGACGCCGACAGGGCGTCGACAGCCGGTATCGCGGCTACGAAGACCCTGCGGACGGAGTCAAGCGCGGGGCTCGCGAACGCCTGGCCGAGCCTCGAGAGCGCGGCGCGCACGTTGCTCATCGCGCCTGAGAACGTGGCGTTCGCGCCGGCGGCCGCCTCGCCGAACGTCGCGTACATGGCGTCTGAGAACGTCTGGAAGTCCACCTGGCCCCTCGACACCATCTCCTGAACCTCACCTGCGGTCTTCCCGAGGTGGCTGGCGAGGGCCTGCGTAGCGGCGATCCCGCGCTCGTTGAGCTGGAGGAGCTCGTCGCCCTGCACCTTGCCCTTGGCGGCGACCTTGCCGAAGATCGATCCGATGTCCTCCATCGACGAGCCGGACATAGCCGCCACGCCGGCAACAGACTTGAGCGCGCTGGTCATCGCGTCCCCCGACGCGACGCCCGCGGCGCCGAGCTGCGACGCAACGACGGCAGCCGCGTCGAGCCCGAACGCCGTGCCCTTGACCGCGGCGCTCGCCGATGCCATGGACTGCTCCACGTCCATTCCGAGCGCCCTGAACTTGAACCTCGCCTCGTCGATCTTCATGGCACGCGAGATTCCTCCAGAGAGCGCGAGCCCCCCGATGGCAGTCCCGACCGCGGCGACCGCTCCGACTCCGGCCTTAGCAACCCTCCCGAAGGTCGCGTCGGCCGCGGCACCGGCTGCCCTGAGTCCCCCAGAAAGGCTCTTAGATATAGACCCTCCAAGGGCGGAGCCCATCCTCGCCCCCACCGGATCGACGTTGACTCCGGCGAGCTGCCTCTCGATCGACTCCTGCGCGCCCTTGAGCGACGGCACAAGCGCGAGGTACGCCTTCGCAAGCTCAGTCGCCATCGCATCCTCCTCTCATCGCCGCCAGCGCGGCAAGGTACTCATCAGCGTCCATGGCCATGGCGTCGTCATCGTCGCCGGATCCTGGCGGCCCTATCGGCTCCGGGCGCGTCGACTCTCTTCTCTCTGGGTCGGCTATAAGCCACGCGACGTCGCGCGCGGCGTTCGCGCAGGCGGCCATGAGCTGCTGGTCGAGCCCCCACTCGGACGCCGGGCTCAGCGCCGTCATGACGCGCGATCCGCGTGGGAGCATGACTGTGAGGGCGGCAGCATGCGCGCACGTGTAGCCGACGCCCATGTCGTCGATGTTGAGCCCGTAGTACTGCTGGAGGTCGGCCCGCAGCTCGTCGGGGCGCTCCCGCCTGACGTGCGCGAGCGCTAGGAGTTTTTTGCCCCGACCGCCTGCATGGCAGCCGAGAAGAACTCGGCGGCCCTCGTCGCCGTAACGACTCCGCGCTCGTCACGCAGGCTCTCGTGTATGGACGACCAATCCTTGCCGAACAGCGTCCTCATGAGCGCGGGCAGCTTGAAGATGTTGCCCTCCTCGACCTCGGCCATCAGGTCGAGGAGCTCGAGGTTGTCGAGGGCGTCTGCCGAGACGTCGAACTCTACCCCCATCACGACCGCGTGGACGGGCTCCGGCGCTCCGTCGGCGACGACTCCAGCCGCCTGGGCCTCCTCGCCAGCAGGCTTCTTGCTCACAGCCATCTCTACTCGCCTCCGCTCGCGGTCTCGCCTACCTCGTCAACGTACTCGTGCGTGCAGTCGCCGCCGCCGTCCGCTAGGGCCTTGACGGTGGACTCGTAGCCGATCAGCTCGTTTCGCTTCCGGGTCACGTCTCCGATCTCGGACACCTTCGCACGGGGGATGACGAGCCTGTTGATGCGCTTGCCCTTGAGGATGGTGTCTACGACCATCACGGCCTCGTCGCGCTCAGACCCGTTGTGGCGCACGTGGATGCCGCCTCCGGCGGTGACCTCGACGTTCGAGTCGCCGTAGACGAGCTTGAGCACGTCAGGGTTCACCGCCTCGATGAACGTCATCTTGTAGGTCTCGGAGAACTTCGACGTCCCGTTCTCGACTACGTCCCCCTCCCAGTCGTAGAAGTCCTCTGACTCGGTCGACTGGGAGTTGACCACGCCGTCCTCGCTGATGCAGCCGAGGCAGGCGAACTCCTCGCCAAGCTCGGTCTTCGCGTCAGTCGGCAGCGCGGTTCCCGCGGGGGCGACGAACACCGCCCCTCCCGCCTTCGGCTTGCCGACGGACACGTTGTCGGCGTTCTTCTTCTTTGTCATTTGTCCTCCTTGGAAACAAAGCGCCGCCTCGTCTGGCGGCGCATGACGGTTATGAGTATGAGCAGACGTGGATCACGACCTGGTAGCGCGGCTCGCCTCGCTCGCCGGGGAACCAGGCAGTCGACTCGCACTCGCACGAGAGCGCCCATCCCCCGTCCTCGATGGACGAGAGCGCCCTCACGGCAGCCGTCGCGAGGGCCGACGCGTCTGCCCTGGTCGGCGCCCAGCACTGGACGGCGAGCGACGCCTCGTCGACGTAGGGCCCCGTCGGCCCGCCGGTTCGCTCGACCGTGACGAGCGTCTGCGGCCGCGGGTTCGGGACGTCGCCGAGAACGGCGACGCCGAGCGACCCGGAAAGATACGAGATGACCTCAGCCTCAGCGTCCACAGGCGCTACCTCCTTCCAGCCCCCATCGACTTGACGAGGATGTTCCCCCTCGCGTTCTGGGCGATCGCGTACGCGTCGACAGCAGCGACGTCGACGTAGGGGCGTCCTCCACTCCTCCCAGGGTGGGCCTTCGACTTGTAGACCCCGCGGTGCCCGCCTTCCGTCGGAGGCGTCATCGACTTGGCCTCGGCAGCTATGTCGTCCGCCATCTCGGTGAGCATCGCCGTCACCGCAGGGTCTGACAGGACGGCCTCCATGCCGGCCTTAGACATCTCAACCCTCGCCCTAGCCATGCGATGCCTCCACCTCGGCTACCCGGCCGTAGAGCCCCGGGCACCCGGCAGGCCTCCAGTCCTGGGGGACGCCGATGACGCGGCATCGCTCGCCGCGCACGAGAACGACGTCGCCCTCTGAGAGGCAGCCGTCCCACGCAGAGGGCAGGTACAGCGTGTATCGCACGAGAGCCCCGTTCGGGCGGTTGTCCTCGCGGAGCCCCTCCGGGGAGCCCGGTGCGACGAGCACCCCTCCTATCTCATCGGTGCCCGCAGGGCGCCACACGGCGGCGCCGAGGCTGTCGGAGCCAGCCTGCTCGCGGCGCTCGATAACCACGGTCTCACCGCGCATCGCCGACTCCTTCCCGCCATGGGCCCACGAAGCCGACGCGCATCCCTCCGATTCCGAGAAGACGGCGCTCGACCTTGGTGAGGTAGAGGTCTCCGGCCGGGTTCGCGAAGCTCACGGAAGACGAGAAGGGGCCGACGGTCTCGCTCATCTGAGAAACCCCGTAGGCCCCGCCTCCGGCGTCCATGGCGCGCCGGACGACCGCGCAGGTGACTGCGGTTAGGTTTGCCTGCGCCAGCTCATCCTCCCCATCAGCGTCGCCAAGGCCGCGCATGGACGAGATGAGGGCCGTGGCGTCCATGAGCAGCACCTCGGCCCTTTCCGCCTCGTCCGCCGCGAGCGGGCGCCATCTGGCCTCCAGGTCGGAGACCGACGCGAAGGCGTCCACGTTTTTACTCCTGGCCGTCGGCGGCCTCTGCCGCCTTGATTGCCGCGAGGATGTCGGCCTTGACGGTCTTGCCGGTGATGTCGATGGAGTGCTCGGCGGCGTATGCCTTGAGCTCGTCGACGGTCATGTCGTCCAGCGAGACGGGCTTCGCGGAAGCGGGCGCCACGATCGCGGCCGGGTACTTGCCGCCCAGACGGGTCGCGGGGACGGCCACCTGGAAGCCGACGCGGAACACCACTCGCAGGGCCTTGCAGTCCTGCTGCATGAGGTTCAGCAGCACCTTGCCGTTCTCGTCGGAGATGACGCCCTCCTTGAAGAGGTCGTAGGTGATGTCCTGGCGGATGCCTACGACGAACTTTCCCCAGTCGCCCGCGAGGATGTCGGCGGCCTCGGAGTCCCATACGCCCGTGGTGACCTCGTTCAGCGGGTAGCCGTAGAGGCCCGACTGCGGCGCGCCGGAGAGCGACTGGGTGTAGATCGGGTCGCCGTTCGCGTTGCGAAGGCCGACGAGCTCCCACTGCATACCCGGCTTTGACGCGAACCCGTTGACGCCGAAGCCCTGCTCGGCGAGCAGCTTGCCCGCGTCCGCCACGTCGACTCCGAGATCCTTTGCGCCGCGGTACACGACATTCCCGGCGGTGACGCAGGACGGCACGATGGCCTCGGGCCAGGAGTCCGGCTTGTCGTCGCCGAAGATTCCGGCGGCGTCGACCTTCTTGCCGATCGCCTCCACCAGCAGCGGCTTCACCTCGTCCCACAGGGGGACGTCGGCATCGTCAAGCAGCGCGTCTGGGATCGGCACGATGACGGCCAGCTCCTCGGCGGTGATGTTGATGTTGTTCCAGGTTGCCTTGGTGGTCTGCTTGAGCCCCGTGTCGCCGTTGACCCAGTAGGCCTCGGGCAGCGTGGCGAGCACCGGCTGCTTCGCCTTCTTCGAGGACAGTCGCACGTTCTTAGCGCGGGAGAGCAGCACGGAGGACTTTGGCGCCTCGGCGATGATGTCCTTGATGATCTGGTCGGGCAGAAGCACGTCGGTGAGGTCGGCGCGGCCCTGGATGTCGTTGTAAGCCATTCGGATTCCTTTCTAGAGCATTTGGTTGATCGCGTCGCGCAGCGGATCGCCGCTCCCGCCCTCCTCGGTGGAGGGGGAGCCGGTGTTCACGCTCGGCGCGGCGCCCTTGGCGAAGAAGGGCTTCAGCACCTCGGCGTGGGCCTCGATCTCCTCGCGGGTGGAACCGCGAAGGGCCTCCTCTGGCACTCCGGTCGCCTTGGAGACCTCGCGGGCCGCAAGCGCGATGGCCTCTGCGGCCTCGCGCTCCGCGAGCTTCGCCTCGGCCGCCTCGGCCCTCTCGGTCGCCCTCTCAAGCTCGGTCTTGTCCTTCTCCTTGAGCTTCGCCAGCTCGTCGGCTGCAGCCTTGTACTCGTCGTAGCCGGCGTACCTGGCCCTCTCCTTCTTGCGCAGGTCGCCCATGAGCCTGTCCACCTCTTCCTGGGTGAACGTCTTTGGCTGAGAACCCTCCATGGCGGGGTTCTCGTTTGCTGCGCCCTCCACTTGGGGAGTGGTTCCCGCGTTCGCGGTGGTTTCGGACATGGAATGCCCCTTTCCCCGGCCCCAGCCGGTGTCGGTGCGCGGATCCCTCCCGCGCAGTGAGTGGTCGCCCGCACGCGGGCATGAAAAAAGCGCCCGCAGGCGCTTGATTCCGTGATATGATTTGTCGTGAGCAAATTTGTTCAAGAAAGGCGGTCGCCCCCACTACAACTGGTGGTTTTGGCGGCCGCCTTTCGTTTCACATATCAATCAGGTCGCTCGATTCGAGAAGGGCGGGCAGAGGAGTATCTCCTGGCATCTGTCGGAGCTGCCAGGCCGCTCGATGCGCCGCAGACGGGCATTGCCCTCTGGATCAGAGTCACAGGGCGCCCCTTTCTCGATGGTGGTATAATCAGGCCAAGCCCGATGGGAAGCCCGCCAGCGTCTGGGGGGCATAGACCACCGGGCTTACTTCTTGTACCTCTTCATGTACCCCTCTCCGATCAGGATCACCTCGGTGAAGTCGTCGCGCAGCGTGAGCTGGCGCCACGCCTCAGTCTCGATCTCCCTTCGCTCGAGGGGGCTTTTCGAAACGTCGATGACGAGTTTGTCGCTCTGCCCTCGCGCCGCGTTGAACTGGTTGCTTATGTTCCGCCTGCCCGTACCGGTCGGCTGCTTTATCTCCCAAGGCTCCCCGCCTATGAGGATGTCGGACGTACGAAGCCCCTGGGAGCTGCGGGTCGCGCGGAACTCCACGTCGAAGCCGCGGCCGGCCAGCCACTCCGCCACGGCCATCTCCTTGGGCATGGGCTCTGCGCCGTCCTCGCAGCGCACGCTGCTGGGAGTAGCCGGACGCCGCCCCTTCGCCTTCTCCGACTCGCGCCACCGGCGGTACAGCCCGTCGGGATCGTAGCCCTCGACCTCCATGCCGGGGAAGCCCGGCACAACCCGGCACCGGCAGTTCGGATGGTAGTGCCCGCCGCCCTCCTTCTCCGACGCGGTCTTCTCGCTCGCGTACACGAAGCCCCGCGAGGCCAGCATGATGCAGAACGGGCACGTCTCGGAGCCGTCCGGCACCCTCGCCCACCGGGGGCGCAGGGGGTCTCGTGCGGCGTTCGCCTTGACGCACTCCCCCGCCGACGCCTTCACCTCGTAGTCGGCCCGGTCTTCGACGGCGCGGGCGAACTGCTCCCACGGCTTGCCGTCGACGACGATCTGCACGATGGAGCGCACGGCCCGCTCGGTCGCCTCAGGTAGGTGGGCCGAGACCGCCTCGGCCCCGAGGGGCACGCCGGCCTGCGCCGCCCTCACCTCGTCATAGAACTCGGCGGCGTAGGCGGCTGCGGCCTCCGACGATGCCGCGCACACGGGCTCGAGAATCGCGATGACCTGCTCACGCAGGTCGGCGACGTCCTCGTACTCGATCGCGGCAAGCTGCGCTGCGACCACGCGGCGGGCGGCCTCCGACAGGGCGTCGAGCCTCTCAGTGTAGGCGTCGACGGCGGCCCTAGGAAGCGTCGCCATCGTCGGCCTCTCCGGCCTCGCCGTCGCTTTGATCAGGCTTCGATCCGGCCATCTGCTGGGCGATCATGGCCCGCGCCTCTGCCTTCGCCTTGTCTGACAGCAGCCGCACGATCTGGGCGTCGTCGTACCCCAGCTGCTCGAGCATGACCCTCGACTCAGCGAGCCACGGCAGCACCGATGCCTGCTTGACCATAGCGTCTGCCTGGCTCGCCACCGACGGCCTGTCGGGGCTGCGGAAGCGCGGCACTATGGTCTTCTCCGCGCCGTCGAGGTCAGCTGCCGACACCCCCCTCGTCACGGCGAGCGCAAGCTTCCCGATCCTCGCCAGGGCAGAGGCGTTGTCGCGGTTGAAGTTCGCCGCGTCGATGATGGCGTCCTCCTTGGACGCGAAGATGGCGTCCGCGCTTGCCGGGTTGTCGTGGATGACGCCCAGGGAGGAAATGGGGACTCCCGTCTCCCCGGCGAACTCCGCGGCGAGCTGCCTCATGTACTCGGCGTGGGGCTGCATGGAACCCTGGGCGAACTGGCCCACCTGCGGCACGTCGCCGTCCTCGTCCTTCGTGATGGCGAGCCACTGGCCTATGTACTGCTCCCACTTTCCCTTCTCGGCGAAGATGGAGTCCTCCGCGCCCAGGATGTACTTCTGCGGCGCGGTGAAGAACTCGGCAGACACGGCCGATCGAAGGCGCTCGCGTACGGCCTCGTCGGTGGTGGCGATGACGGCGGGGGAGATGCGGCTGCGGCCGAACGGGCGCCCGAGTCGCGGCTTGTAGCGGATGGCCTCCACCAGCGGCCACGGCTGCGAGTGCTCCAAGCGCCTCTCCACCACGTACCGCCCGTTTCCCGACTTGCGCAGCACCACCAGCACCCCCGGCTCGTGCAGGTTCATCACGAGCGGGCCCTTGATCCTGCCTTCCCGGTCGTAGTCGAACTCCACCACCAGCAGGGCGCACCTGATGCGGTTGAGCCTGTCGTTCCAGAGCGCCGCGCCGTCCCTCGCGGAGTGCGCGGTCATCATGGCCCTCGGCTCCCCCGCGCCTCCCGCCGTCACGGCGAGGAAGGCGACGGAGGAGACCATGCAGTCCTTCACGGCCTGCGCGTAGACGGACAGGAAGTCGTTCTCGGCAAGCGCCTCGTCGAGCTCCGGGCACCTGTCTCGCCCCTCCATGACGAAGCCCTCGAGGATGCAGCGGTCTGCGATGTAGTCCACCGCCTTCTCCGGCCATGAGACCACCGTCTTGATGCTCTTGAGCGGAGGGGGTATTGCGATTCCCAGGTCTTTAAGCCTGTTGTGCGCGTTGTAGTACCTCTCGCGCACAAGGTTCTTCTCGCGCTTTCGCCACCACACCGACAAGAGGGCGTTCACGTCGGCTTGCTCCGACTCCGTCAGCCCCTTGACCGGCATGGTCGCCTGCGGAATGTCGTACGTCACAGGGCCATCGCCCTCCTTCCCGGCCTCCTCCTGGTCGTCAGCGCCCCCCAGTGGGCAAGCGCCGCGCTCTCTGCCTGGATGCAGTCGAACGTCCCAGGGCCGAGGCCGTAGCCGCCGCCCTTCCCTATGCACCTCTTCTGCGCGGCCTTCGCGCTCTCGTCCAGGTCGGGCTGCCCCGCGTGGGCCACCCTCCCCTCGTCCACCGCGTTGGCGAGCATTGACGTGGCACCGCACACGTCGTCGGGACTGCAGACGACGACAGCCCTCCTCGGCATGCCGCCGTCCATCAGGCGCTTCTCGAGGTCTGCGGTGTTGCTCCTGCCGTCCAGCACGCACACGGCGCACCTGGACTTGCGGGCAAGCACCCACTCCGCGATCCCCCGCACCCCGCCGTTGGCGACGGGGCCGTAGTCCACGCACTCGACCCACGTGGGCTCGCCCGGGCGCCTCACGGCCACGGAGAGCGCGTAGGAGCGCCCGTCCGGGCCGAACTTGACGCCGTAGGCGGTAACGCCCTCGTCGGGCGCGGGCGCGTCGTCCGCGGGGCGGCGGCAGGCGTCCCATGCGCCGGCGTCTATGGCCGGGTCGAGCCCATGGCTGCGATCTGCCCACCAGCCTAGGCGCTCTCGGGCGAAGCCCTCCTCGGAGAGCGTCGCGCACTCGGTCGCGGTGAACTCCTCGTCGAGTCGCTTGCCGAGCGCCGGGTTCGTCTCGTACCACCGCGAGCGGTCGGACACGTCGCCCACGGCCTCCACGCTCCACTCGTGCCACGCGAGGCGCCGATCGCTTCCGTCGAGCGCGCTCGACCTCACGCGGCGGAACACGGTGCCGGGACTCACGGGCGACGGCGGCGTACCGGTGTAGATGAGCTGCCGGTTGCCAGACGGCGCGGCGGACATCGTCGACATGATGGACTCCATCTGGTCATCGGTGAGCTCCTGCGCCTCGTCGAACACGACGACGTCGTAGGTTGAGCCTCGCGCACCGCCGTTGACGCGGCTTGAGAACTCGATGACGCCTCCGTTCGTCAGCGATATCGACTCCTGGCCGTTGGTCTTGCGGACGGCGTCCACCAGGGGCGCCAGGTCTGGGTTCACGGCCTCGTTGAAGAACCGCACGAGGCGAATGAACGACTTTCTGGCCGTGTCCACGCGGTGCGCGGTGTGCAGGATTCGCTCCCCGTTGACGGCGATGCCGTAGAGCTCGCGCGCCTCGAGGACGGCGTTCTTCCCGTTCTGGCGCGGCACCGACACGCCGCACGAGGTCGCCGTGTACCTGTCCGCGTAGTCTCGGCCAAGCCATGCGTCGAGCACGAGGCGCTGCCACTCGTCGAGGGTGAACCCGTAGGCCCCCGTGAGCTCCGCGGCATCCGGTCCATCTGTGTCAGCCCGCGGCGGCTCCACGGCGATTCGCGGCCTTTGACTGCCGAGCCTGCCGGATGACATCGAGCTTCACCACCCTTCCCTGCTGCGGGGCGGCGGGCGCCTCGCCGTCGATGCAGAGCTGCTTGCTGAGCGCGCGGATCTCGGCGCTGGCCTTCTTCATGATGTCCAGCTGCGGCAGCGGCTTCATGTCCTCCATACGGTTCTCGTAGACGAGCTGGCCTCCCATTGCGTCCATATCTTCCACGCACTGCTCCATGACGGCGTACCACTGGCACAGCATCGCGAGGACGGGCGCGTCGCACGGGCGGAACTCGCGCCCGGCGGTGATCTCGTCCCATTTCGCCGACTTGAACGGGCTCTCCGCCACGGAGGCGGGCTTCTCGACTGCCATGGCGGCTCCCCTCGAAAACGAAAAGGCCGCCTTGCGGCGGCCGGGCTTGCACTATTCGGTTGGGCGTGGATCGCAAAAGGAAAACCGCCCCGGAGGGCGGTTCGTCGCAAGCGCCCGGACTCGCCACGCGGGGTCTCCCCTCTCGGGGCGCTCTGCTCCTGAGCTACGTCTTGCGTCTGTAAGTCTCCCATAGGGACATGGCCCTGTCAACGGCCGACAGCTCATCCTGGGTGAGGGTGCTCCTAAACTCACCCTCCAGGTAGCCGTCATGAGCGTGAGGCTTCGCCTTCTCGTGGAAGTGATCCAAGTCTATGCGCTTGGCCCGCTTCCCCTTCCCGTCGTTGAATATGACGGACTTCAGATTTCCGTTTTTATGGTTGACAAGAGCGTATACGCGTCCTGGAGACATAGTCTCCACAAGGGTCTCAACGTCCTTGCCACTGGCAATGACGAGCCTCATGTCCCCATCCGTCGCCAGTGTCCTGTATTGGCTCCCATAGCGCCTCCCCGCCTTGCTTGAGCCGCTTGACGCGCCCCTCCCGCCCATCAGGACATCCTAAAGAGGCCCATGCTCTTCGCGTCCCTCAGGCGGCGGCGCCTCTCGGCCTCCCATGCGAGGGAGGTGACCTGGGCCGCCCGCGCGGAAGCCCTCTCGCGCATCCTGCGCTGGCCCTCGGCGAAGCGGGCCGCCTCCTTGTACTCGGGGGACTCGTGCTCTCTCCGCAGCTGCTCGGACTCGATGTCGCCTATGCGGTCGGTGATCCGCTGGCGGCTCTCGCGCGCAGCGTCCCACTTCGCCCGGCCGTTCGGATCCTGGTCGGGCGCGCCCGGGCTCATGAACGTCGGCTGCAGCGCCCTCATCCTGTCGGCCAGGGCGTCGCTCTCCTTCTGAAGCCGCTCCTTCTCGCTGGCGAGCTGCCTGTCCGAGAGCTCGCCGACGCCCTTCGCGGCGACGGCCCCTGAGCCGCTGACCGATCCTCTTCCACCCATGAGGTCACCCCTTCCTGAACGCGGCGTTCGCCGCGAAGCTGACGACCTCGGCGGCGCCAAAGTCGAAGTCCACCAATCCCCCGTACACGAGGATCCGCGCCGGCTCCAGCCTGCGCATCGCCTCGGCCATCCCCGCGCGCCACGCGGCGAGGGCCGCGTCGCTGACCTTGACGCCGACGGTTGACACCGCCACCGTGGATCGGCACGGCAGCCCGTCGAAGCAGAACCCGTAGCTGCGCTCGTCGCTCCACGAGAGCGTGGGGACGACCACGGCTCCGTGCCTCTGCCAGTAGTTGCCGAGCGCGCGGCGTCGGTACTCGTTCCACCGCTGCATCGGCAGCGGCATGTCCATGTAGAGCGAGAAGTCCGGCGTGAGCGCCGCCTCGAAGGACAGCACGAGGTCGAGGTACCTGGACGGACTGGCCCAAAGCCGCTCGAACTGGTAGTCGTCGATGAAGAAGTGCAGCGTCTGGGCCTTGTCCGTCGCCGTCTTGGCGTAGTTGAACGGCAGGAGCGCGGTCGGCTTGAAGTCCACCGGCTCGATTGCCGGCATGTCGAGTGGCCCCTCGCAGTGCGATGCGTTCACCTCGCGCAGGTTGTACGCGTCGTCGGTCTTGAGCCTCTCGGCACCGTATGGCCTCGCCTTGCTCTTGAAGTCGAAGTTGAAGCGGCTCATGTCCACCTTGCCTGCGAGGCGGCGCACCTCCTCGCGCTCGAGCGCGCGGTTCCAGCGCCCGCCCTGCCCCGTCTTGTTGTCGGCGAGCCTGAACGCCGTCACCTCGTCGTCGGTGAGGTCGTCGCAGAACTCGATGTGCTCGTCGGGGAGCTCATCCCACCCGAGCGACTTGAGCGCCATCACGCGGTGGTGCCCCGACACGATGACGGGGTTCTCGCGGCTGCGCAGCTTGATCTTGCCGCGGAAGCCGAACTCGCGGATGGACTCGGCTATGGCCGGCACTCCCGCCGCGTTGTCCCAGGCGTTGCGCTCGTAGGGGATCATGTCATCGAGCCGCATCGCGCCTCCCTCCTGAGAAAAAAAGCACCCGCGGGGGGATCGGCCCTAAGCCGCCGGGAGGGCCGTTGCCCCTGGGGGAGGGGCCACCCCCACCCCTGATAGCCTCCTGGCGCCACGAGAGCCCGCCTGCCGGGCGCCCGTCACCAGGCGCGGGACTGGGGCAGCAGCTTTGACGCGCGGGCGTCTGAGGGCATCCTGTTGCCCTGGTTGCATATCCGGTGAGCCGGCTGCACGTTGCCCGCGTCGAGCGGGTCGCCTCCGCGCGAGACCGGCACGATCTCGTCCAGCTCGTAGGACATGGGGTGCCCGGCCGGCAGCGAGTAGTCGATGGGCCGCCCGCACAGCGCGCAGGGAAGGCCCATGGCTCGCACCCTCTCGCGCAGCTTGGTGCGCCGGCTGCCGTTGGCCCGCCTGGGGTTGCCCACTAGCAGGGCTCCGACTCGTCTGCCAGGCCCCACTCACCCACGTCGCCCACGGGGTCGTCGCCGGAACGGCCGCGCGACAGGGCCCATGCGACCGCCTGGAGGCAGGCGTGGGCCATCTCGGTCTCGTACTGGGCGGCGATGCGCGCCACCTCGAACAGCGTCATGGGCACCCCCTGGACGCACGAAGGCCGCCCACTCGGGACGGCCTCCTGGAATCTTGCCTGACTGGCTCCCCCTCGCGGGGAACCGCTGATAGCACAATA